AACCGGAGCTAGGGAACTTTCTTCAACAAGTCTAGGAGCAGACTCCATAATATCATCGTATGACATCCTGTCCACCACTTTGGAACGAAGTTCACCTAAATTCTTAGGTAAACGTAGTTTTAATTGTGGATCAGGATCCATAGCATCAGATAGAATGGGGACAGAAACGTCCACATCAATAGGATCAAATTGATAAGATAGTAAAGGACCAAATTGTACTTCACGAAGGTGATAGAAATGTTTGTATCTTAACACTTCACCCTCAAGCTCACGAACTATACCACAAGCTAGACCACTTGGAAGCTTGCCAGACTCATAAGCCTCGAGCTGTCGACGACGGACGAGAGATGCAAATCTCTGCTGGAAAGCAGTAATCTTAAAAGAAAAGTTACTGATAACCGGAGGAATCATTCCTAATCCACCCCGCCAAACGGGTATGAATAGGTTATAATTCCCTCTATCTGTCCACCGAGCAACATCGGACCTCTGATAATGAATGAATCTCTGAAGAGCGCGACTTTGATCAGAAGCGCCTTCCACAATTTCATTCCAGAGTGCTGGCATAGGTATAGAACGAACTTCCTCACGTCCGGTAAGTTTCGATTGACCGGTAAGAAGACCAACATTAAAGAATGGTACCTTCTTAAAGAAAGGAAGTGAATTCGAGGTCTCAGAATAGGTAAACAATTCTGAGTTCACCATCAACACGCTTTCATGATAATAATTCTTCCCTAAGGAAAGCTCAAAACCACATTCCTTAATCACATTCTGCCATACCTCATAGAGATGATCATCCGCCCGAAAGAGGATGTCATCTCCATTGACAAGTACAGGTAGGTCTTGAACCCGAACCTTCATCTGGAAACGACGCTCAAATGCTATCCAATAGCAAATGAGATTCGTAAGACAGAGGATCGGAAAAGACAAGACAGAACCCATCAATTGGCCATTCATCTGCTCTAAACTTTCTTCCTCGAGAAGAGGATTTCCAAACTGATCAGTGCAAAAAGCACAAGATCTCCCTTCACTGCAAGAGCAGTATTTGAGATCGGTCACGAACCGCTTAGGATAATGAATTGTTTGTTCATATAAAACTGAACGTAAAACATCTTCAACATCCGAAGGTAACTCGGAAGCGAGTAGGAAAGTCTCCAAGAGAGCTTTAGTAGCAGAGATAGACATCCCATCAGTAGCGGCTGAATAGTCACCTGACACCCATTTAGGGGTTCCACACCAAAGTGGAATACCAAACATGAGTGAATGACGTGCATTCAACTTCTTCTCACGAAGGACTATCCCGGATAAATCCGAGATGTCCAACGGTCGACCGGTCAAGGCAAACTGAGGAAACTTTTGCAAGTAACCCCAAAGGCCTTTCTGAAAGAAACGGGAAACCCATTGACATAGGGCAGAGCCTTTTGTGATAAGGCGAACTTTTAACGGTTCCAACACTGCAGAGACTGTCGCATGACCCCTCGAGAGAGTGGACATGGCAGACTTGACTGCTTCCTTGAAGGTAGGGGCAACCTTACCAACCAGACCAGACACCCGAGAAGGTGCGGTCTCAACCATCTTCAACAACTCCAAATCAAGATCCTGACGAATGAATTCTCTACCACCTCCCTCAGACCTACTGCTTTCAAAGGCGGCAGATGGGGAAGCTTCGAGAAGTCTCATACGAGGAACTTCAAAAGGAACACCACGTAACACATATCCGTCGCGATCCACTCTCGAAGTTTTAACAAACTTGGGGAGCGTTTTCGTCAACGTATCAGAATTCGGGACCAATCTGAGACAATAGTCAAGGAAAGTATCTTCGAACTCAGGAGACATGGGATCCTTCGCCGTCATCCTTTTCGCATGAGAGCGAAGGGAAGACAGAATATAGGAGTCATCAACAACAGCACAACCACGTTTTACACCCTGTAAATACGAGTTGAAAAGTTTAAGATTATGATGGTTAAAGGAAACAAGTCGATTCTTAAGGATTAGACGTGCGGGACCAGTGAATAAGAGCGGATTCCAGACAAAAGCTGTCGGAATCTCGGGAAGCTCTTGCTGAAGAAAGCGTGCAAGAGGCCAAACAGTACAATATTTGGCGTATCGTACAAAGCAGCTACGCTGCCAGGTACGAACGATAAAGAACATAGAAAAGAGACTCTCCAGTGGAAGACTTATAAAACTAGGAAGTTGATCAAACAAAACTTCGTACAATGCGCGAGCAAAGTATAAAGCCTCGTAAGGACACTCACCTAGTACCTTCCACTGTTCGGGGGCGCGCCGCTTAGCGCGTCCCCCTATTGGGATGACATCTCGGTCATTCCAATCGGTATCAGTACATCTTGCAAAGAAGAAATCTCGCCACTCCGGAAGGAGTTTGAGAATTTCCAATTTATCCTTTGCAAGGATACCCTCTCTTCCCGGGCCACCCCGGGCTAGGGAGCTGATAATCCCATCGATAAAGGTTAGACAATTAACTCGTCCAACCTTGGTTGTGTCCTCTCTTGTAGAGGAGTTC